GGGCGCCGGACGTACCGGATAAAACTGTGACGGCCATGGAAAAAGGGGCGACGGTATGCGGGCGCGGCCCGGCTGTCTATATTCTAACGCGCCAGTGCAAATACGTTACTAAGGGTAAACAGTGGCAGTAAAGCCGCAACTAAATCGTCCGATGTAATGGGGTAGATCTACAGGTGCATCGAAAGTTGGGCCGCTTATTTGACCGACGCGGGCATAGACGCCTGCTCCAGCTGCTCGCGGTGTTGCGTTTAAGGTTTGAAAGGCTCCGGTGATGGCGTTGATTATGGTTTGGTTGCGCGTGGAACCTTTACCTTTGGGTGTATGTATGCGGCAGACGATTGAACCTCGTACATAGTCGAAATCAGCTTTTAGTGCTGTTTCGGTGGTGAGGCCGAAAAATATGTTTACCAGTACGTATTCGCTGGTGCTGGTTAAGGTAGATGCGGCTATGTTATCAAAAAACACAGGTACAGCAGGAATTAACGCAGCGCAGGCTGTTGCTATTGGTGCTTCGTAGGCTGCTCGGATTGCTTGATAGTTCATTAGCCGAATCCTTGGGCTGCACCAAAACTTGGTGGGGCTTTGAGTCCTGTTCTAAAGCCTTTAGCTAGATCTTTGTTCAAAGCTCCGCCAACACCGTATGTGGGCCACCAATCTGCCGGAGCTGTCTGAGTGTTGGGGCCGTTGGTTCCGACTAGCTGACCGCGAGTTGCGTTGGCCGGGCGATAACCTTTGGTTTGAGGTTTAACCGCTTTACCATCAAAACTATCAGGGTCATACACGTACGGGGTGAGGTCCATGGCTACGTCGGCATGGGGCGCTCCGTTGACAATAGTGTACCAAATCCCTGATGTTTGGAATTTTGTTGCCGGTACATTTCGCAGGTCGTATTTGTATAAACCCGAAGCCTTGCGGGGGCCACCTGGGGAGTCGCCTTTAGGTAAGGCGTACCACGCAGATGAAAACTCACCACTGTAACCAGGGCCTGCTTCTACCAAACCGTTCATTATTTCCACGCAGGCTGTTCTTGCTGCGCGGATTGTTACATCTTTTAAATCTTTGACAAGAAACTTAATGTCGCGGGCCATTACTCTGGCCTCGCTATGAGACTGAAGAATACGGGGGATGTGCCACGGTAGGTTTTGATGTCGATTAGGCGGGCTTCGCGGCTTACACCATTTTCGAGATATTGGATGCGGTCACGAATTGAGGGCTGGTGAGCAGGTAAGGATGATGCAGCGATGTAGATTTTGAGGTCGCCAGTTTGGTATAAACCTTCGCTTTCTTCTTTGTTGACTACTGCAATGATTGCGTTGAGGGTTACGTTTACGTCGGTTACGGTTACTACACCGGTTGTGGTGTTGTAGCTATCGGTGCCAGCTTTTATGTAGGTGATGGGGATGCCCCACTTGTCGATTAGAGGGCTTGGGATGGGGCCGAATACGTCGTCTATGGCAGCCATTAGTTTCTATAGGTAGGGATTTGGCGGACGTTGGATGCGTTACGAACCCAGCAACGCAGGTAGCTTTTCAGCCAGGGGAGGACGTCAATGATGCTGTCTACGGAAGATACTGCGTCTGAGCTGCGGTATTCCACTTTTAGATCGCCGAGTTCCACCTTGTCGTAGGCGCCGGGGCCGGTGGTTGAGCCACGCATGAGCGTGGGGGTGGTGATTAGGGCTTGTGCGGTTTCGGCGGTGGCGGCTTGGATGTCGGCGGGAATGTAGGTTGCGTCTGCTTCAACACCGTCGCAACTTACGTCGGTGCGCGGCCACTTCAGGGCTTGCGTGGTGCTTGCGCGGTCGCCGTAGTATTCCAGGCTCTCCAGCCAGGTTGTTGCTGTGATTAGGGCGGCGGCTTTGTCGTCGGCAGTTGCTGCTGTCCAGCTTGCGTTACCTAGACGGTCGCCAAAATATGTAGTCGCTGTTGCTACTGTAATGTATGAGTTTGAGGTTGATCCCCCCAACGTAGCAATCAGCGTTGGCATGGCGGCGGCTGTTTATGTTCCAGTTTAGGCGATGTATTGCAGGTAGCGGGCTGCTTTGAGCGGTAAGTTTTTCTTTTGTGGGCGGGTGGTGCCGTCTTGGACGTGGGGAAAGGATACGTGATAAATAGTGTGGCCGTCCATGGCGATCCCGGCGTCAATATCGTGGCGTTGGGACCATGGTGCATCAACCGTCCAAGTTGCTGTACCATCTGTAATGTAGAATCTTGCAATTTTCATGGCCACTAAAAAACTGTCCGAAAATGTTGAATTGGAGGCTGCACCTGTGTGTTCTCCTTTTGGTTCCAGTCCTCGGAAGTGGGCGGATGTGATGCCGCAAATTCAGAAGAAAGTTGCGGAAGGGATGAACTATCAGGAGGCGGCTGATGCTCTTGATGTTAGCTACGTTTTGGTTAATCAGTTGGCTACACAGTCGTACAAGTCTTCCATTCACACGGAGGAGTTGTTTGAGGTGCAGGAAAAGAAGCGTTTGGGTTTGATTGATTGATACAAAAAAGGGGCTCAAAAGAGCCCCTCTTATACCTTTTGGTGATGCTTATCAGTAAGCAGAAGTGTCGAAAGGTGTGTTCACAAGGAGGCGCACCAGGGGCACGTTCTTGGAGTTTACGTAAGCCAGAGTCCAGCTAGAGGTGTTACCCAGGTTGCCGGAAGTTGTGGCGTTGGTGGGGTTGTCACCAGCATCGGCCCACTTGGTACCTAGTACGTGATAACCGTAGTGGTAATCAACTGCCATCACGTCCTGGAGGGACAGGATGTTGCGGTCGGTTGCAATACGGAGATCCTGTTGGATACCTTCGGAGATAACGCCAGACTTGAACAGGTAAACGGGGTACTTAACGATGTGAGTCCCGGTGCCACCGGTCAAGTTGGTGAGCTGGTCGTCGATCACCACACGGAGACCAGCGAACTGGGCTACGTCTTCGCTCGACACACCTACACCGCCGCCGCCCCACACAACAGAACCGGCTGCGGATAGTGCAGAGGTGCTGAAGGTGAGCATACCAACTTGCTGCAAGTAGGCAGCTACGTTGGAGTGCATTGCAATTACGTCGAGGTCAGAACTGCGCTCACCGAGCTTAAGTTTGGCCTTAACAACGTTTGCTGCGGTCAGGTAGTTGGCTTCGGTTACGGAGCCAGGAACGCCTGCAAAGGAAGCGTTTACTGTGTTGGCGCTCAAGATACCGTCGGAGGCGATGCCGCCGAAAATACCAGCGAGTTGGGCCAGTAGGGTGGTGGTTTTGAGCTTGTTGATCGCAGCGGTTAGCTGGTCACGAACGTGAGCGAGAGGATCAGCGCCACTGCCGAGTTTGCCGAGATCGTCTGCCGCGTAGCTGAAGCCACGGTGCAGGATCGTCATAATCTGCTCGTCGGCTGTTACACCGGCAGGGCTCATGTAGCCGCCGCTGCCCCAGGTGTGGTTCGACTGAATTACCACCTCGGTGGGGGCGATTGCGTCGAAGAAAGGCACACGTACACGGGTGCCGCCAGCACGGGCGTCGAGAGCAGCGTTGCGCTGTACGATGCCGGACTGAACCCACTTGGACTGTTGGAAGATACCTTCAGCTACGTAGCTGAGGAACTCGGGGCGGGCAATCAGGTTGCTCAGGAATGTAGTTCCAGAGCCGTAGTTTTGTAAAACAGCAGTCATTGGGAATTACCGGAGGAAAGGTTTACGATGCTTGGCCTCCCCACAGGGGTGCCCCACAAGGGCTAGGTTGTTGCTTCTGCTTTTAATAGTTTAGCCACGTCTGGATTTTCAGCAAGCAGGCGAACTTGCTCGGTTATGTTCCAGCTTTCGCGGCGGAATGGGTTTGCGGTGCCCGGCAATACGCTGGGGCGTGGCGCTGTTGTTGTGCCCATTCCAGCGCGATTTTGTGCTGCAAAATGGTGTTCGTAACCGCTGCCTGGGTTGCGTAGTCCTGCTACATATTCGGTGAGGGCAACTTCGACGCCACCTCTGATTGCAACGGGAGTGCCATCTTTGGATTGGAGGTCGTCTTGTACAAGGCGGTAGAGCTGGTCGGGTGCAAGTGCTCCAGCTGCGGATAGGTCAGAGATGGTGCGGGCTTTTAGTTGTTCGCGGCTGTAGTTAGTTTGGATTTCGCCTATTTTCTGTTCGCGGTCTTGTAGTTGGGCGCGGAGGTCGGCGTTTGTTTTTTGTGCTTCTTCCCAAAGTGTGCGGAACTCACCGGATTGTTCCAGTTGTTGTTGTTGGGCGGCTTTTTGGGTGGTTTCTATTTCGTCGAGGCGGCGTTGTAGGGCCTCGCGGGCTTCTTTATCGCGGCGGCGTTCGCCTATTAGTTCCGTATTTTTGGATCGCAGTGCTTCGATTTGCATTGCGAGGTCGGTTGGTTCAGCCACGGGCTGCTCAATAGCGGTCTCCACTGGAGCCGTTTCGAGTTGTTGTTCAGACACGGAAGATTAGGTCTTGGGACTTTCGTAGTTTAGCTCTTCTGTAGTAGAAACCTCGGTTCCGTTCATGCGTTCCATTTCGCTGTCGATGTCAAGATCGTCGGGGAGGATTTCACCTCGGCGGAGGATTTCAAGCAGGGTCTGGTCGGATAGTTTGCCTTTGGTGTTGAGATCGGTGATTGCGGTGATGTCTTGGCCGATGAGACGGTAGAAGTCAAAGTCGCGATCCAGATATATTTCAGGGGGCTCGATGCCTACATACTGGGAGGCCATTTCGAAGGCACGTTTGAGGCCGGAACATACCTCCATGCTGAGGACAGCTAGGACGGAGTTGGATTGGGCCTGGTCGATGCGCTTGGAGTCGGCGGATTCGGCTACAAATTTCTGGCCGAATAGTTTTGTGATGCCCAGAGTGGACATTTGGGTTTCGATTGCTGTTATTTCTGCTGCTTGCGCGGCAAAACTTGTGGCGTCCGACTGCACGTAATAGGCTTTGTTGCCTGGTGGCATCGCTAGGGCGTAATTCACGCCGACCGATACTTCGTTGGTGTCCATGTCCCAGCCTTCTAGGATCAGGATGGGCATTGCGGCGACGTGCAGTGCGTGGATTAGGTCGGCTTGACGTTGGTAGTGGGTAATGTTAAGATTTGCAATGTCAAGAAGTGGTGGTTGGGAACGTAACATCCCCAGGCGGTTGGCGTAGATGGGTACTAGGGGGATTTCGGGGAGGGTGAATTCGCCGGATTCGTGGAGAATGAAGCTGGTTTGGCCTTGGATGTATAAGTCGTAGCTGCCTGGGTAGATGACGCGCATCTGCTCCACTTGCGTTTCGCCGAAGTCGCCTTGCGGTTGGGTGGTGTATTCGTGGATGCGGACTTGGGTTAGTGGGGATGTTGGTAGTGTGTTTTCTTGGCGCCAGCCCCAGATTTGGGGTGCTTCGACTGGGACGAAGTACGGGCGGCGTTCCAGTGCGCGTTCTTCGGCGAGGCTGAGGGCGACGCTGGCGGGTGGGTAGTCAACGAGGATTGCGCTGTGGCCGTAGGTCAGGCTGGAGACTAAAATGCGGCGGGCAAATTCATTTAGGTCCGAGCCGAGACCGTCTACGTTTTCCGAAAAGGTTTTCCAGTAGTCGTCGCCTTCGATGTGAATGGGTTTGCGCAGGATTGCTCCAGCTGCGGTTTCGATGATGCGTTGGGTGTAGGGGGAGAGGACGGAGCGGGCTATGCGGGATTCCCAAGCGTCGTCGGTTTCGCGGGGTTCTTGGGGGAGGTAGCTGGCGGCTTGGCTGCGGATGAAGTCGGAGCCGAGGGTCACAGCGGCCATTGCGTTCCAGCTCGCAGTCATTGCGATTGCGTCGAGGGAACGGGTGAAGGGGGTATCGCTGATGCTTTTGCTGATTGTGCCAACTGCGCCGGTATATGTCATGAGGGGAGTTACATTGCTCCTATTTTGACAGATACTGTTGCTGTGGTTGTGCTAGTCAGGGTGATTAGGTGGACTCGGATGTAGCGGCTGGGTTGGGTTTGTGCAAAGTACATGTACGTTCCATCCTCGTCGATGGTGCTAGCGTCGCCTGTTTTCTTTACGGCGACTGTTATGTGGCCCCAGTTGGTGCCGTCTAACGAGGAGTCAAAATCGAATACGGCCTGTTTGCCACCGCCGGTTAGACCGCTAACTGTTACCTGGAAGCTCCAATATAAAGCTACGGCTTGAACGGTAGTGAAGAAGCCGCTGGTGGTGCGGCTACCTACGTCCCAGGTTGTTAGTTCGCCGTCGAAAATGGTGCCGCCGTCGATTGCCATTATTCGTCCTCTTCTTGGCCCACGATTACTTCGATGCCGTCAACTAGGCGGTGGACGAGGGAGGCGATGTTGTAGGCACTCTCAGGAACTGGAAATATCATTGTTACTTCGAGGGTGTCGGTCTCGAAGTCAATTGATAGGTTGGAGCAACTTCCGGTGCAGATTGTGGTGGTGACAGTCATTACTTTTTGCCGGGCTTTTTCTTTTTGGGTTTGGGGTTTTCGGGCATCATTTTTATGGGTTTTTTATCTCCTTTGTTCTTGTCTTGGTACATCACAGCGTGTGCGCAGGTAGTTCCAGTATAGGTCACCATACTCGGAAGTCGGTGCTATATTATTAGTACCCTAAGGCATCCAGCATGGACACAGCAACCATCGAAGGTATCGAATACTACTGGGATGGGCGGTACTACGCAAGACACAAGGGTATGCACACACCCATTAGGGCTCATAGAGAGGTTTGGACGGAAGCCTTCGGTCCCGTTCCTTACGGGTACCATATCCACCATTTGGACGAAGATCGTAGGAACAATAATTTAAGTAATTTACTGGTAGTCAAAGCGTCTGATCATATAAAAGGGCATATGCAAGATGAAAACCGTAAAAAGAAAGCAAGAGAAAATATGCGTATAGCTTCCGAAGCGGCAAAAATATGGCACAGTTCGGAAGACGGAAGACTTTGGCACCGTAAACACTTTGATGATCTTATGGAGAAGATCGGTGATAAAACTTGTGACGAATGTGGTACCGTGTATACTCCTGCCAACTTTAGGCAACGTTTTTGCTGCGCTAAATGTGGTAACAGGTTTAAGATGAGGGAATGGCGAAAAAGACAAGGTATAAAGTCTACAGGTAAATCAATTGCGTATGTTACCACACTCGAAAATCAGTAGAACCCATATTTTCTGGTTTTGCTAAATTGAATACCTGTAAACACATATAAGCTAAAGCATCATAACTATGGTCTACGCCGAGATTTTTGTTGGGCATGTTTGTGTGGGGTGTGTAGGTTAAAGTGCGCAGACTTTTGATTAGTTCCACGCAGCGGGGGTGGATTTTGATGCGGCGGGTTCCGGCGGCATCGAGGAGACCCATGTTTACGCAGGTTATTTTGTCGCGGATCTTCCAGGGGGAGCGGGGTGTTGATACGGTGAGGCCCGCTTTGCGGAGGATTGCGTGGTCGGTTGCTCCAACGCCGGAGGTTTTGCGGGCCGCGCCGGTTGGGTCGGGGCAGGTGATGATTCGCCGCTCCATGCCGTATTTGTCGATTAGGGTTTCGCAGAAATCCCATGTGGTGGCGCCTCCGGTGAGGATTATTTCGTCGAATACCCAGAGTTCGGACTGGTATTTGACGGCGCACACGGCGGACATGGGGGATACGTTGAAGTCCAGACCCACCAGTAGGGGGAGTACGGGAATATCTTTGATTTCGGTGCTTATGTTGGCGTCGCTGAAGTTGATTGCGACTAAACCGCTTAGGTTTTCAAAGCTGGCTTCAAATTCTTGGCGGAATGTACGACTATCGAGTTGGCCTCGCGCTGCTTCGATCTCTGCGGGTGGTACGTTGTCGCCGTCGATAGTGGTAAATTGCCAGCGTTTCCAGTCCTTTTCGGCTTCTTCGGCGTAACACCAGAGGTCGTAGAACCAGGAGGCTGTTCCATCCGGGGTGGAGATGAATAAGGCCCAGCCTTGTTTGTCTGCGAGGGAGGGGCGGATCACCTCGAACCAGACTTCGGGGTCCATGAAGGCAGCTTCGTCTAGTACCACGCCGGATAGGCTTCTGCCGCGCAACGCCATTGCGTTTTCAGTGCCTTTTAGTTCGATCGTGCTTCCATTTACCAGTTCCAGCTTTAGGTCGGTTTCGTTTTTTGCCTTTATCCAGGCTGGCGGGACTAGCTTTTTTAGTACTTTCCACGCAATATCTTTGGCCATTCGGTATGTTGGCGCTGCGTAGAAGAATGTTTCGCCGGGGCGTTCGATTGCTCCACGCAGAAGTTCGATGCAGGCTAAATATGATTTACCGAAGCGGCGACCGGCAACGAGGACGCGGAAACGTGAGCGATTGTTGAATACTTGACCCTGGGCGTGGCGTAATGTTAAGCCGGTGTTCGACACGATTTGTTATTTTTTCGGTACTTAGATACTACTCTACAGGAACTCGACCCCTACCCCCTGTTGTGTAGTAGGGTAGAGTAGGTTGAGATTGTACCAGTAGGTTCCCGGGACGGTGCTCCACCCCGCCAGGATTCCTACCTTACCCCGGGTGGTACGTTTGAACTAGGCTAGAGGGTGAGCCCTAGCCTAGTAAGTTTGAACTATTTAGGTTTCACCCCGCAGAATAAAATAGAAACCCGCAGCAGTGCAGAATACAGCCAGGGGTAGGCTAGTGGTCGAGCAAGCTAGCATCAGAGCAGAGTACATTATCGCGCGCTTCATGCTTCAACCTTTGTTTGGTTGGTTTCCATAACCTTAAGATCTCCTAAGAGGCTATTAAGTAGCGTCTGTTTGTTATTACATAGGCCTTTCATTCTGCTCAAGCTATCTATAAAGTACACACAAGCGCGTAGGAATTCCTCGGTGCTAACACCAGAAACCTCCACACTGCTATCTGCCGACTCTCGGAAAGTTATCCTAACCTCATCTTTCCAATCCCAGATAGAAACGTTATCCGTTGCGATTAACTGAACGATGGCGGTTTGTGTGGTTTTCATGGTGGTTTGGTTTGGTGGTTTGGTGCGCCATGGTTGGGCGCTTGGTTGTATTGTAGTACCTTAGGGAGGGTTTAGACTGTTTCCTCTATATTTCTTAACAATCTGGCCATAGATCACGCGCTAAGCATTGGGCGGCCCAAGTCATCGCATGATTAACGATTGCCGCTGCCATATCTTCTGGATCCTCGATGGTCTCACCCTCTAACGCTTCCAGCGTGGAAGTTGCACCAATCGCGGAGCAATAATCATCAAATAATGCCTTTATATCTTCTCTCTGTTTATCCCAGCGATCTAGCAGATTGTAGGTGTAGCACTCTGCAAGGTTTACCCAATCGCTGCGATCAAAATCTCGCAATGATTCGGGGCAATCATCAAAACGATCCAGGATGTCATCAATACAAGAATTCTGCGAATCAGTCCAAGTTGCCTCACCTCTGGCAAGCGCCGCCCACTGGCTCGATGATTCAGCGATCAACTGTTTTAGATTTTTTGGGATGGTTTCCATTGATCCTCTTAGTAATGGTTTGGTTGCACTCGGTTTGTGCCCTCATACAATACAACCAAACCGGCAGCCAAACCACGGGAAACCTAAAGAAAGTATTAAAAATTCACACACTACATAACTGCGGCCCCTTAGTGCCTTAGTGCCTTGGTGCCCCAAGCAATGAAAGGCAATGAAAGGCAATGAAAGGCCGCGACTATGAAAGGTAATGAAAGGCCGCGACTATGAAAGGTAATGAAAGGCTTATTCGGCATCTAATGAAAGGTTTTCTGGCACGGATTCAAGCGCGGGAGTGATATTAACTGGTTCAGACCCTGATGAAAGGTTTTTCGGGCGTGATTCTTCCACAGTAATATTTAGCACTGGCGTTAATGCTATTGAATGGCTCATATCGACTTCACCTAAGTGCGCCCCAATGTGTTGCAGCGCAGTCACTGCCGTCATTAATTGTCCCTTTTTTATTGCCTGATTAACAATACGCATTCTCACACCTTGGATACGTGAAACCATACTCTCACGTTCCTTGCTCCAGTCCTCCGTGTTCCATTTCTGGACGATTGCCCAATCCTTCCAACCTGTACTAAGCGCAATACTCTCTCTTTCAACGTGTTCGAGTACAAGATGACGGGTCGGTAATCCCTCCAATTGCCGCTTATATAACCTCTTACACCGATCTTCCACAACAGAATTAGGATTGCGGCTGCCATATACATGCTTGCCATCCTTAGTGAAAGCCTTCTTCTTTACGGGTGCTTCAATGTTACTTTCCGGTGCATCTTCTTCATTTGGCAACTCCTCATCAGTAGGCTGCGACGAGTCCAAGCTCTCCATCTCGTTGTTTTCCAAAACGCTTGTAAACCACTTGAGCGTATTCTATAGCAAACGCACCATCAGGTTCGTCCTCTTGAGTGCAGGAAGCAATAGCTTCCTCCACTGCTTCTTCTTCGCTATCTGCAACAATGAGAATAGTTGTGGTTTCTTCGGAATGCTCCTGGGGATCGAGTGGGCGGATGTTCCAGATTAGGGTGACTGCGTAGGTGATTGGCATGGTTGAAATCCGGTTCGGGTGGCCGGGCGATGTGTACCCTCATACAATAGCAGATTGGTTCCAGCTGTCAACTGTTGACCATTGCCTCTCTGTACTGTATTATTCCTGAGTTCACCCAACACCCACGGGAACCATGGCAACACAGGAAGAGCGCGACCAGATTCGCCTCGAAAAACGGCATTATTCCGATCTACGCTGGGCAGTTGAGCGCAGCATCCTGATGGATTCCGACTGGACAGACCTCCTGGCGCTCCATGCTGAATACGGAAAAGAGGGGCCACTTCGCCTTGAACGGGAACTGCTGCCATTTTGGCAACAATGCCAGAAAATGAACCTCGCACTGGATCGCGCTAAGCACCATCCGCTCACCGTCAACGCTGCCGACGTGTTGGCTGAGTTTTCCACAGTTTCCACATCCACCAAATAAAACACAGCTCCAGCTAGTAAAAACCCCCTCGCGGTGCTCGGTGCATCGCGGGGGGTTTTCTTATTGCCTTGTGGTAGGTAGCGAGCGTAGCGAGTTTTGACACTCCATAACCGCCCGAGGTGGCAGCGTAAGTCTCGCAAGACGCAACGGG